TTACTCAATATCTTCTGGATACATCTCATTCAAAGTCTTTTGTAGCAATTGCAAATCAAAACCCCGCTTTATCAACAAGACACAATTCGCATTAGCCTCCATATAGTCCGCTACTTTTTCACAAATCTCATCTGTATGCTTGCTGGATCGAATGCCAAGCAATTTATAATCCTTCATGTAAGAGAGATCATACATATTTGCTACTGTTTTCGATGCTGCCACAGCTATAGCACCTCCAGCTTTGATTTGGTTGATGAATTCATTCCATCCACTCTTACGGAGATTTCTGGGGCAATTTTTTCCCGTCCATTTATTGTGTTGAACTACATTGCTAATAGGAATGCTGTATTTCTTCATAAGGAATTGTACAAGCCAGACAGCATTTTGTTTGGTCTTCTCGAAATCGCCATCTGCATTTACACACAACTCAATAGAAATACTTTCTCTATTACCTTCCCCTTTTGATCCATCACCGTTCGCCCAAGCAACCTCATTTGTGGGTATGCTCTGCCAGATTTCGCTTTGATCCACGGAAAAATGCCAACTAGCGGTTCTGACATTTCCTGATGCCTGTAATCTTGCATGAGCTTCTGCATCTGCACCATTTTTTATATTGTCTGTTTCGTGTATTGTGATCCAATTTGGCTTCATCGCTATCTTTGGTCTTGTCTTTGTCAGTGTTGCTGGTATTAATTTCTGTTTTATTTCCATTGGTGTTCTCTCCTACTTGAATTGAAATAAGCGACTCCTCAGAGGGAATCGCTTTTACTTCTGTTATCGGTGAACTTATTGAAACGAAATAAACCGGATCAGAGGGTTTGGTAGGTTCCTCTGGTTCCGGTTCACTCGGTTCATTCGGTTTAGATGGCTCTGTGGGCTTCTGTGGTGTTGCTGATGAGCCTTCATCCTGTTCTATAGGCTTTGGTTTTGATGGCTGTTTTCGTTCTTTTGTTGGCTTTGTGGTGGAGGTAGAAACACTCCCAAGATTGCGATTGCTAATCCGATTAGATATAGTATTTGTTCCTGATAGTGACCCACTACCTCCTCGATCTGATACCCGAACAAACTTGCTATCTTTATCACGAATAAGGATACTACTGATAGTACCGATACCCAAAACGCTCGATCTCTCCATTCGGGGTGCTTGTTCAGCCATTTGATGATCACTTTGCTTTCCTCCCTGCGGATAATTTGCGCCTAAAACGAGTAATAGGACCACCATCATCAACGGGATTAGGTGGAATCTTATCTTCTCCATTGTCCGATTCAAAGTGTTCCCTCCCTTCTATCAAGAGAGTTTCTGCTTTTTTAAGACTTCTTTTATCTATTACTTGGTCATTTTCCGATTCAAAAATCCATTTAAACCAATCAATCAAAGTATGATAGAATGTTTCTCGCTTCTCATATTTCGCTGCATCTTCTTCGAAATGTTCCTTCATTTTTTGATACATTTCTTTGATATCATTGTCTTTTCGTTTAATTGCATCAGCAGCCCACCATACCACAATGATTAAAAAGGTAGGTAAGCTATACGGGGATTGTGAAATTAACTCCGATAATTGAACGAGATCCATTTGCCTTCTCCTCTCTTCATCCCCAAAACAAAAACAAGTACCCTCTACACAGTTGGTAGTGGCACATAATAAATCGCAGGATTTGTTATAGACATTGTTTCTCTCCTCTATCCTGTTATTGGAGAATCATAACGAGCACCTAATTCTGCCAAGGAGCATGTTGCAGTTGCTCCAGATTGTGTAGATTGATAAGCCTGTAGTTGGATGTAATCTCCTTGAACACAACGCCAAAAACCCATTGTGGATAATTCCAAGGCTTGCGTTCGATTTGGGAAAAGCATAACAGTGATGGCCTGTGTTCCATTTAACCAAATTCGAATACCACGCCGATCATTCGCATTATCCGCTGTTGATCCAGAGACGGTAACTCGTCCTTGGAAAGTGTAAAAACCATCCTGAGGAATAATAATCTTGGTTGCATCTGTTCCTGGATATAATTTTGAATCAGTAATCCAGAAGCTTCCTGCATTAAGATTAAGCGATGTCCAAGCACCTGAACTCATCGTTTGGCTTGCATTGCTGTAAACACGTACAGAAGGAACCAAACTTGGATCACAAGCAAACAATCGTCTATCTGTAATAGTGAAACTTGCTGCATCGGTTGCATTGTTTAGAATAGTTACATTAGCCAAGGGTAAATCCCAGATATTTGCGTTCTGAACGGGAATAGTAGTTCCCGACAATACAACATAGCTGATCGTATTACTAACAAAATCCACACGTAACACAACCAAATCGGTTCTTGTAGAACCGGAAGTATTCGAATTAATCGCCAATGCCACAGGATCTCCTGTGTGTTTAAACATATGACCTTTAATCCAAGCCTTCCCCGTTTGTACTTCTACTTGAAGACCTGTACCAGCTTCTACTGCACAATTTCCTCCGAACTCATCCAGCTCTGTCCCTTGAACAATAACACCTGTACTTATAAAATGTTGTCCCATGTCTCTCCATTGAGCCTCGTAACTCGGTTGATTGTCAAAAGGAAAATACTCCAATACGGCTGCCATGACCTCACCTCTTTTCTATTTTTCCAACTCTACCTTGCAGACGTCTATAATCACCGAACAATCGAAAGGTAGTACCAACGCCAGGCGTTCCAATTGTTGGTATAATGGTTTCCCCTTTTTCATCGAGCACGATCTGAACGGAACGAATCACATCTTGTAAGATTTCCCCGTTTACTTCTGCAGTAGCTCTATCACCAAGTTTATAATCGATCATAAATTGAGATCCCTCTACATCAAGTGGGTAAAGCTCAAACTCTGCTTTTTCGGTTCGTTCCTCCAATTCGTTGTAAAGTGCTTGGAGCAGTTCGCTTTCAACGCTGGTCTGTCTCTGATCCAAGAAATATTCGATGGTGCCATACAGCAAACGACTAGGCTCGTCACCAGTACCTACAAAGTAGCGAGCTTCTTCTTCACCGCCACCACCACAAAGGATATAGTTTCCCTCTGGAGCTTCTACATAATATCGATAGCCTGCTAGATTACGTCTTTCTTTGGAAAATACAACGGTAGATGTCAGGTCTTCTGGTTCGTAAACTTCAAATAGCAGAACAGGGATGCCAAAAAACTCATCATAGGATTGGATCACTCGAAATCCTAACCCAGAAGACAAAGCAGCTTCTTGCAACTTCTCAATCAAGTTGTTATATCGGCTTCGCACGGTAATGTTTTGACCCTTTTCTCCATCTACAGTAGTCGCTAATAGAGGGATTGCACGAGAAGGAACCGCCAAGTATCCTGCATTGTTTTCAACGAGATGAAGCATGCATGTCTCTGCTGCTCCTGTGAAAACATCGTATCCGACACCAATCCCTCGGTGAAAGTTGTACACTCCATCGGGGTTGGGAGGTATAGCCATTCTAGTTGCTAAAAGTCCTGTATCATCTATGCCACCTGTTGTAAAATTGCCGTCTTCGCTGATCCAATCCTCGTCCATGTCTATGCTCCGAATCGGACCGCTGAAGATGATTTCCCCATCCTTGGTAACAATAATGCCACCAAGCCCGTTTCCCTCCCTTCGGACTTGTAGAAGAGTGCGAATTGTTTCGGTTTCTTCTGGTGGTATTTCTAACAACCATTTGCTTACATCATTAAAGTTCATATTGATGGTTAACTTTGTAAAATTGATTATTGGAGCAATCCTATCGAGTGCAGTATCCCGAATCCATATTTCATACATATTTAAACCCCCAAATATCTTGGAGAATAAGCAAGCTGAATAGACGAATCAGAGGTAGCATTCGCCATTTCAATTTTCACGCTATTCTGTCCAGAATCCAGCGTCCAGAAGGTGGAACCATAAGTTAATAAAGGCAAGAGGTTGATATTATCATCTAAGGTAATCTGCCTATTTTTTGTATCAATAGTGATGGTCTGATTTTCATCCAAGGTTACATTGCTAATGGACAATGTTTTTCCAGTAGTTTGATTACTGAGTTTAGGATCGTTGCCAGGTCCATGAACAGTCCAAGTGGGATAGGTTTTGACATCACCCTCATAATTGATATTGATTTGAGAGCTAACCGCATCCCCTCCCAGATTCAAAGGGAAAATAGGGAACCACAACGGCGGATTTTCATCGAGTTGAAAGACTTCTGTTGTTTCGCTTCCATAAAAGAATGGATCGAAAGCCCGAAACGTAAGGGTGAGCTTCCTCCAATAAACGCCGTCTTTCCCTTCCTCGCCCTGCAAACCATCCTTATAAAGACAATTTATATATCTGTCCATTCCATCAGGTGAGATAACTCGAATTCTCCCCATACCTTTGTAAACGTTCAAGGACTGAGTAAGGGATCGTATTCGTTGGAATAGCTCCGCTCGACTTGTACCCCGAACTTTCATATTGAGATCCAAATCCCTTGGTAGTGTTTTGGATCGGCGATAATGCGAACCATCCTCGAATGGTATCGGATCTTCAAAGTGCTCAATATCAGCCATGTCAAAGCCAGACCAACCAGAAACATTCACCCAATCTTGACTGGAGAAGATAGTTTCTACTCCTAATGGCGAAATCCACGAAATGATTTCATAATCAGCCATGTAACCACGCCTCTCTCCGCAACGTGTTCATGATGATTTTGTCCGTTGGTTTATCTGGTGCGTTGTTGACCGTAACGTTGTACGTATCCCCTGCTTGGACGGGCGGTGTACTTGTTTGACTAGGAGTGACAAACCCTTGATTAGGATATGCAAATTGTCCCACTTGGCTTAGTCTCGCTTGGATTTGACCTAATCCCAAATCCACCTTTGAAATCGCATCATTCATCCCTTGATTCATTTTGCTGGCAAAGGTAGGAAAGAATGATTCCCCTGATTTATCGAGATCAGAGAGAGGCCCCACTTTTGCAGGAGAAAAAGGAAGGTAACTCCTGATTGTCGCCATTCCATCTTTTACTGCTCCCACTGCTTTTTTTAACCCAGATGAAATACCTTTGGCCAACGAATCCAATAATGCTTTTCCTGCACTCATGAAATCAGAAGCATATCCTTTAACCGTGTTATACGCAGAGCGAATTCCATTGGATATGGTGCTCTTGATAGAGTTCCAAGCATTCGATGCAGTTGATTTAATGGAGTTCCATACATTGGACACAGTACTTTTGATGCTGTTCCATGTATTAGACATGGTACTCCTGATACTGTTGATGATGGAACTAAGACTGCTTTTTATCCCATTCCATACGGAGCTTGCAGTTGATTTAATGGAGTTCCATGTGCTTGATAAAAAGCTTTTGATGGAGTTCCATACAGAAGTAGCTTTTGATTTGACCGTTGCCCATGTACTGGAAAGGAAGTTTGTTAACCAACCCCATACAGCTATACCAGCAGCTTTAATGGCATTCCATGCAGCTATTAAATATACCTTTACTGTGTCCCAGTTTTGGTATAACCAAATACCAGCAGCCACCAATGCAGTGATAGCGAGAATGAGTATTCCAAAAGGATTGGTAAAGAGAAACACACCTACGATACGTAATACATTCAGGAATCCCATAAATAATTGACCAATCCGAGGTAATAGTGTGACGAATCTCCCAAAAGCGGAAGCTATTTTTGTAACTGCGTTCCCCAAGAAAGTTAAAGCTCCACGTAATGCAGTCATGATCGTTGTTCCAAATGTTTTGAGCTGTGTTCCTAGCTTCGTAAAGAATGGTCCAATCTTTTGGATCGCTGGTCCCAGACGGCTAAAAAACCCAATAACACTACCCACAGCAGGTGCAAGTGCTTTGATTGCCAATCCTAGCCCTGCCATACTCAATATCGTTGGTCCTACTGCTGGATGCAACTGGAGCAGCCAATTGACAAACTGTAGAATTGCATTTACAGCTACTAATACAGGTGGAGCAATAACCGCAAGTGCAACCGCAAATTGTTTTAAGATGGAAATTAATTGACTAAGTACAGATCGCAATAATGGACCATTCTCTTTTGCATAGTTAACAAAATCTTGAAATCCTTTTGAGTTGGATAAACCTGCTGACCAATCTGCAAACCTCTGAGAGAGTGACACCAGATCATTTTCCATTCCAGCAGACAACGGACTAAATGCCCTCATCAAGTTCATGACTCCTTCTAGAACATTCCCCATAACTGTCCCGAAGTTGGAAATGGATCTCCCCGCATTGCTAGCCATCCAGTCGATAAAAGGCTTGAATGCTCCATTCTTTACCGCATTATCTAACCGCTCAAATAACCCTTGTATGGCAGGAATGGATGCATCGAATAGCGGTTTTAATTGCGTGATTAAGCTTTTCAACGTACCTAGAGAGGAAATAAAGATATCCAAAATCGGCTCTTTAAATTGTCCGGCAAATCCTGACCAGAAGGTTTTGAAATCCTGTAATGCCGACAGTGCTTCCCTTTCCTTTGCTGTAAGTCCACTCATGACCATCTGCAATTCTTTCAGAGCTGCTGTTCTTTCTTTTGCTGTATCTGCTTTTGCTATTTTTTCGTTGATTTTCTCAATTTCTTCTGACGCTTCAAAAACCCCATTCAAAGCAGGAATTGCCACAGCAGCGAATGCAAGAACACCAGCTCCAGCAGAAGCAAATGATGCTGTCAAAGCACCCATTGCAACTAACCCTGTTGATAAAATTGGCGCTGTCAGTGAAGATCCAAGCAATAACCCAAGTCCTCGGAAAGCTCCGGCTGATCCCCGCAATTTATCTTGAAATCGATCAAAGTCACGTTCTGCTTTGTCGGTGTCAAGATCTGTATCAATAACGATCCTACCGTCTGACATTGGTTGTACCTCCTCTCTTGGTTAATCGGTTTGCAAAAGCACTCATCTTATCATCTAAAGCTTTAATTTGTTGATCACGTGTTTTAGGTTTTAACGCATACAATCGCTTCAATTCCTGCAATCGTGATCGCTCTTCGACATTTTCTTTGGTACGCTTTGGCAGTTTAGCTGTTCGAATTCCAATGATCTTTCCTAATGGAGATTTCTCGCTAAGGGAGGATAACAATGCCAAAAACTTTTTCCAATGAAGCTTTCCTTGTTGTTCATAGAGATCAATTCCATAGTCATACAAAAAAGACGCATAAATGATCTCTGCGTCTTGGTCAAAATCGAAAACGGGTTCACTTCGTTTTTTGCTATTCTCTTTATTTTCGTCCTCATCATCGTTGACATCATCGATAAAGCTCTTGTATATCGCTTGTACTATCTCTGATTTTATTTCGATGTCGAATTCTTTGATTGCATCGTAATTCATCACATACATTTCACACAGAATATCAACCTTTTCCCATTGAGAAAAAGCATTGTCATCTTGTAACTCTCTTGCACGCAACACGATATCAAACGCAAGATTTAGTACTAGCTGCATTCCTTGGAAGATCAAAGCATCTTGTAGATCATCCGTCAGCTTCATTTTTTCGTATATTTTTGACGTGCTTCTTGTTGCTTCACTTGCAACTTATCCCCAAGGAATGAAAACACGACACGTAGCACCTCACCAATATTGGCCATGCTTTTATGGACATCTTCATAGATTACTGCATAACTTCCAGCTCCAAAAACAGTATCAATGATGGATTCCATTGCGTTTAATTGTTCTTGCTTGGCTGTTTCTTGTTCTTCTGGAGTTAACTTTGCCAGATCCATTTCTTGTGCTTTTAATAGTAAATCCTGATACTTATTCATGATGTTTCGGTAAGCATCCAGAGCTTGATCATCCCAAGAAACAGTATAGACTTTGCTTGCTATTTCAAATTCCTGTGATGGTTTCTCGATTTCAATTTTAATTGTACCCATTTGTTTCCCTCCTTCTATAAAAAAAGAGGAGGTATTCAACCTCCCCCAAACTAAGCTGCTATTGTAGTGGCAGTTTCGATTTCCGATGGAGCAGATGTAACCGTTATACCTGTTCCCGTAAATTGTGCTACTGCTACCACATAATATTGATACTCCGTTGATGCGGTTAATCCGGTTGCACTATAGGTCGGTGTGGCTACATTAGATGCTACCTGTAACCCGTTTTGATATACATTATAGGAGACGGTCGCTCCTGTAATGGTTACTGCATCCCAATCTAATTCAAGTCCAGTAGCGGTTATACTGGATGCCTCTAGCCCTGTTGGAGCTGAAACTTTACTCAAGATAGGTTCTCCATTAAAATGAACTTCTACCTCAATTTCCCCTTTGGAATTGGCATCCCCACTTGGACCATTGATGACAGCCAGAGTAATAGCACCACTAATCATTTCTCCAGTAGGCTGTATCCAGATAAAATCAGTTTCTCGGTTGTTTCCAATTGAAATCATATGCTCAAAAATCCAATCTTGCACCAGATCACCATAATAACGGTGACCACTAAAGGAAATAGTAGCTTGACCACCCATCACTGTAGTAGTGGCGAAACCTCCACCATCTAGATATGCAGTCTGATCAGTTTCTTCGTTCATCTCCGGCTCAAAACTGCTGAACCCTCGTGCCAATCGCTCATAGTGGTTGGTGCTGTCTCCTGGTTGTTTTAAGTTCAAGTAGAAGAGATGTTTGGATTCTGTTAAGAATCCCTCTAACTGTGCAGAACCATGCGGCATTGTATAACCTCCTTATATAAATAACTCTGCATCAAATAGAGCTGTATAAGCGTAACCTTCGCTTGTTTGCTCCACAAAGTTGGTTGTCGTCGTGCAATCGATCTTGATGAGGTCAAAGGATGCATTAGTGGATAAAATTGCATTGTTTTGTTGTCCGTCTAAAAGTAGTTCGATTGTTTGGCATGTCTCGATTACTCTCTTTTGATCCTGATGACGTGCATAGATTTGAAAGCCAAAAAAATAAACCCTTGTTAAATCCAAGAGTTTTTCTGGAGACATATTAGGAGCAGGGACAATAGCTATATCATTGGGACTTTTCAACAATCCTACAGATAAAGTAGGTTTATCAAAGGAAGATAAATCCATGTTGGCTTCGATATATGATTTTACTCTGTCTAGAAAATCCATCTGCTCCCCTCCTTAAATGGTGCGATCTTTCAGCTTCTCTAATTGATGAATCCATTTCTGTAGTTTGTAGGATTTCGCACGTCGAAACCAGAGACCACCAGCGTTAGGATTTCTATCTTTGCTAAAGTTGTACTGTGGGTTGTAGTAAAGCCTACGGGCATAAACGGTATCCCAGATCACTTTTCCGCTGCCAAAAACGGTGTTACGAATCCCAGATTGTATGAGGTTTCCTGTGTCTTCTGGAGCATAATAGTTACTATCTTTCAACACCTCTTGATCCAATAATTCCTGACCTTCCTTGCCAAGCTTCCGGATTTTGGGAGCAATCTTGCCCAGTTCCAATCGAATTCTCACTTTATTTCCACCTCAATATGATGGATCGTGGATTCATCTGCCCAAAATTCGTTTACTTTTGTAACTTCGTAGCTTTTATCATTACACGAAATCCTTGAACGCTCTACAGGTCGAATGAATGGAGTGGTGTAGCGATAATCGATGAATAGGATGGTGCTCCCCTCGTCATCATCCCGTATATTGGATCGAGCAATGGCGTTCTTTGGTTCTACCCTGACATATCGAATCGTTTGAGGTGGGAGAAATTTACTCCCATAGTCATCCTGAACGAATTCCTCATACGTAACAGCATGTAACAATAATTTTTTTGGTATCGGTTGAACCATCAGCAATCACACCCCCGACCAGCAACCGTTATTCCTTGATACAGCAGACCTGTATTTTTTAAGTAATCCAAAGTTGTTGGACTAACTCTGTCTATATCTCGATTGTTAGAACTTGAACCACGACTGTAGCTGAATGATCCAACTGTCACGCTGTTATAGTCTCCTGATGTTCCTGCATTCAGTTCAGCAGTACCACCTTTCAGGATGTAATATTCCACTTGTGCAGCAGTTGCGTTTTTGATTAAATCCTGAACCAATGAAGGAAGGTTATCAAATCCTTTGCATTGAATCTGATAACCTGTCAGCATGTCGATAAGATCAGAAGCACGTGAAATGTATTTATTTAAATCATCTGCACTAGCAGCAGACTCACCCATATAGACATTGTTGTAGTAGTCAGCGTCAATATAAGGCATGTTAGGACTCCTTTTTGCTCGCTTTCTTTGGTTTCTCCTGCTCTTCTACCCGTTCATAGCCTTGGAGTTCTAATTCTTTGGCTAGGCTTTCTTCCACTCGTACAATCACATTCTCTTTTTTCATCATGACTAGCATGGAATCCCTCCTTTATTAAGGTGTAGCAGGTTTGGTATGAACAAAGATACCGTCTTTTTGATGCTCCAACACAAACAGATCATGATAGATACGATTTTGATACAGATATCCATCACCTTCGGTATGTTGTCCTGGTTGGAACAGATAGATAGCAGACAATTTTGCTTTTGCGATGATGGATGGCTTCGCAACAATCAAAAAGTTAATATCTAAGGCTCCAGCAGCAGGAACAAACCCAGTTGTAAAATCAAAAGCAGTTTTGAAACGAGCATCATCCCATACTTCCACAATTTGAACGCCGTCAATGCTAGTAACACGAGATTCCAAACCACTTGGTCCAATCGCCTGCATGTTGATGTTACGAGTGAAATCCTCCGCTCTTTCCAAGAGATCCATTACCTCAGAAGATACATATACGATGAGATTCCCTGGTCCATATTTCCGACGAGGTAAAATGTGCTGCTTCAATGTGCTGTATACATTTGCAGTTGTTAGTGCAGCAGATGCGGTATATGTTTCGGTAATCGCACGAGTAGCAATTTTAGAAAAACGATAAGCATCCATTTCAGGAGTAGCATGTTCGTTGGTAAATACTCGTGTGATATTTGCTGCACTCGCTGCCTGATTACTTTCGTCGACATCCGCACGATCTACAAAGAACTCCACATCTCGGTCAAAGCTGAGGGTGTAAGGCTCATGAGTAACTGTTACATCGCCTCTGTTAAATCCACCATTACGAGAGTGCGTTTTATAACCAGACACAGCCACGTGAGGAACATGGAATGTTTTTGCATCCAACCAATTGACCTGTGGTGTTTCTAATGGTGCAGTTAATAATCCTTGCGTTAAAATTTGATCCAATTCTCTTTGATACTTTTCAGCATAGTTAATTGCGTTTGCCATTTATAAACCTCCTAATTATTTCTTACCTAGCAAGGCACTGACAAAAGAATCGCCTTCGCTGGTACTCTTGGAATGCTGACCAGTGGTAAAAGTGGGCTTCTTTTCTTCCATTGCTTCTTGTTGTTGTTTGAAGTGAGGATATTTTTCTACTACCTTCTCGATAGCTTGGTTGATATCCATTTCATCGTTTACAAGCGATTTCGCAAGCGTTACAACATCGCTCACATAGTCGCTGTTTACTCCTGCTTGCATAGCTGTAATCTGTGCCTTGAGAGTGGCATTTTCATCGCTGGTCATAGTGTAATCATTCTGTAACTTCTGGAGCTGCTCTGTTTGCTTCTCCGCCTCTGTCTTCTGCGAATCCTGCCATTCTTTGTACTTCGCAATACCTTCTTTGACATTGGAAAAATTGTCAAATCCAAGGGACTTTAAAAACTTCTCTTGAGCTTTCTTTGCTTCTTTAGCAGCAATGGAATTGACTTCATCTTGTGTAAATGTTTTTACTTCCACTTGTTCAGTGGATTCATTTTGTGGAACTTCAGGAGTAACCGCCTGATCGGTTGTAGTTTGTGGGTTTACTTCTTCATTCATCGTTAAATCCTCCCAAATGGGTAATCACTTCTGTTTTGTTTATGGCGCCCACTACAGATAACGGGCATAATAAATAGCCACTATGGAGTGACTATTTGCTCTCTGTTTCGGCGACGTGTACGACCAGATTCATTTATAAATTGACGCATTTTCGATTGTCGCTGTCTTACCTTTGATTTTGATTGATCAATGCCTTCTTGATCTCCTAGCTCTTCCATCATGAGCAACTCTGTTTTTGCTTTGCGAATATCCCTTTCCAGTTTCCGTTGCACCTGCGACTGCTGGTATATCTCATCGTTTTCTTTTTTTGGATATATGTTGTATGTTTCTCTAGAAATGCCTTGAATATAGGGATACTGAACATGACCACAATTGATACCAAACAAACCTGCAGGTTGACCGATACTCGTAGAAGACAATGCTGGAAATCTGCCATGCTGACCGCTACGACTAAATATTTTCCCCTGGTAGGGTGCACACAGCGGACGAGAACCAATATGGCTGCTGATTTCTACCAGATCCACATCCCATGAATCAAAGCGAGTATCTTGCATCTCGTTGGTCACTTGGTTGCTGGTTGTACGAATCACCATTCCAACATAAGCTTCCGTGGACCATCTTCTCCCTCTTCGATCAATCAAAGCTGGAATTCCATGATCTGCCCATTGTTTGATTGTCGATCGTAGTGCCTGATGTGGTGTCATATTACCAGCCAGTATCTCGGATACTGTCTTAGTGATGATATCTCGGTAAATTTGCTCTGTCTGTTGGAGTATGGTTGCATGTGTTAGTTTCAAAATCTCAGAAACTCGCTGATCCGTAACAGATAGTAGATTATTGATAATCGGATCACTAGGAGGTATTGTTGGTTCGGTAAGCGTTGCACCTTGTTCCAAAGCATCGTTTAATATTGCCTCATTTTCTTCGATACCTTTGAATCCAATCTTCTTGATTGCTTCTAATGCTCTTGCTACAGCAGTTGCAGCATTCAGGGTAATAATTCGGTTACTTGCTTGGCTCAGTCGTTGGATTTGACTTAGTTTCTTCTGCTGCCACTCCAATATATTTGCCTCGAGTAAATCCTCATCGCCTTTTAGCAACTTGGCGATATATTCAAGCAGTCTGTTTTGGATATCCAGATAAATATCAACAACCCATTGCACCAATCGTTGGATGAATTCATTCATTAGCCACCAACACCAAACATCTCGACATCATCGGGATTCATCGATTTATCCTCTTCGGTTCTCTCTGCAATCATCTCTGTTGCCTGTTCTTCTGTAAGTCCCAGTGTTTTCATGAGCGTAAATACTTTGGAAGTTAATCCCGTGTTATAGAAAGTAAGATAATAGCTTTGCTCCTCTTTTTTATCGACGGTGATAGAGTCATCGAATTCAATGCTAACTTCCACATCGGGAGGAACGACAAATAAGTTATACAGCTGTGCCACTTCTCCGATCGTAGTGATCAGTTGCTTGATTCCTTCTTCTACGATGATCTCATGACTGGTGACAGTGCGAAATGTCTTGGAGTTTTCACTCACAACTTCCGTAGCTGTTTTTAACCCCTGCGAATCAAAGGTAAACGAACCAGAGCTAAAGCCTAACTGCATCGCCAATATTTCCAGCAATGCATTGATACCTGCAATGTGCTCCTCTACTCGAAGTTCCACACTGTTATCGATAATCTTTTGATTATCCACCGTATCGAATTTAAATGCTTGGTAGACTTCATCAGAAGGATCGAAGTATCGTTTCACACATCCATCATTCGGATCCACAACTGTCTTGATTGCAGTATCCGGAACAATGATTCGTTTCTTCCCTAATTTGAATTCGTTTATTAGGGAATCAAACGCAACATCCAATGCCTTTAACGTATCCATCGCATTGGCAAAGATCGAAATTCCTAATGGGCTTTGCATATCAAAGTTATTTGCTAGATTCGGCTTAAAATAAATAAACAACGGTCTACTTAAACCGCTGATAGTTGTTACTTCTTCTACATCTGGATAAAGGATAGATAAAGCTACTTTGACACCTAGCTCATGAGAAGTATCGGATTCATACAGCTCATTGGTAATGGTGTAATTCAATCCGCTCCATGTATGCCATTCCAGATGCGTATAATATTTGTCTCGTTTTCTGGATGTATGGACAAAGATACCTTCTGTAATATGACCATTGGAATAGCTCAATGGAATGAAACAATCAGCTGTAACGTAACTCAATTTGATTTGTGGTGTACCTTGCTGGTCTATCTCGGCAAATACTTTGACCACCATACCGCCCATGGAAAACATGTACTCCAAGTAATCCTGAAACTGCTTATAAAAGTCGTTTCGTTTGAATACATGGTGAATTTCCTCTTGATAAGCATCAGGGGAGGTATTGATATTCACCTTCTCGTTAAATACCAAACGGGCTAATTCTTCGGATACATTCTTCGCCATTCGCAATGTGTTCATTTTGCGTTTCTTTTGCCCTTCAATGGTCACATAATGGACATCATGCCAATCTTTGTAATAGCCCTGATAGATGCATTTCCACACTTCGATGAGCGAGTAGAACTCATCATCCATGAGAATATCATCCAAAGAACTAACCGATTTTATATTCTGGATCAGTCCCATCTTTTGAAACCACCTCCTCACAGCAGCTCGTATTTTGCTCCACATGATCCACACCTCAAATCTTATATCGTCTCACAAAGTAATTGACTGCATAGCGGAATTCATCCATCGAGTGGTTCCAATCGTCCACGGGCTTTCCTGTTGTCTCGTTACGACAATACATCCCCACTTCTTTGATAAAGTCGTAGTGATCAAATTTATCTGTTTCGATGAGAAAGAACTGTCCATCATTTAACATACTCTGTGCCCGTTCGATCCCCACCTCGATACCCTTCACGCTGCCTTTGATATCATGAGCATTGTTATCTGCTGTTCGAGTATCAATGCCGATCAGATGCAGCTCTTCCCGTAAAGATTTACAAGCAGGATCTACAAAAAATTCACTGTACATCATCTCGTATTTCTTCCTGCACCACTTTACAAAGGATTGGATTTCCCTGGCATAAATACTCATCGCTTTTGTTTGTCCCGTTTCCTTCCCACTGTGATAATAATGTGCAACTCGATTCAAACGAAACTTCCCCTCATAACGAGTGACAATGTTACAACTCACGCTGGTAGCATCTGATTGTCCACCATCTGCACTGAAATACATCTCATAGGGTTTACCCAGTAAAGAAGGTGCAATATGTGTATCCATATCAAACATGCTGTATATAACCCCTTCAGGCATCACACGCTGACCCAACCAATCCCGTTTATACAAATAGGGATTCTTTTCTAGTGTTGATTTGATCTCCGCTTTCCGTTCTTCACTGATAATGGGATTGTCTCGGATGCTCCAATGTTTCCATCGTGTGTATTGCACCTCGAACACTTCTTTGATGACCGGATGATTGGGAGCAGGTGGGTTGAGATCCGCAAGGTGATAACGCATTTTGGCTGCAAAGGTACGACGAAAACATTCTTGCACCATATCAGGATGAAGGAGATTAATCTCACAAAAAACCACACTTCCTAATGACATCCCTGTGATAGCTTTGACACTATCTACTTTGCCCCCGCCTTTGTAATAGACCTTCTTTAATCCGGTTGGGGTATGGATCTCCAAGTGATCCCCTAGTCGATCGCTTTTTGGCTTAGCGAGATCCCCGAAGATATGCAGTAACCCAGTTCCATCACCATCCACAAACAGGCGGTAGGATTGTTCTTGGTTATATGCAACGATCAAGTGATTCTCATCTGGTGTAACCGTCAAATAATAAGCAAATCGAAAATGACCTGCAGTTGTCTTTCCAGATCGTGGAGTTCCTTCGTTCACTTCCAAAGTGTGACTGAATGGAGCTCGAATAATTTCCTTTTGCTTTGGTGAAAACTCAATCATCCTCTTTCACCGCTTTGATCAATGCTTCCATGAGAGAAGTGTCCTTCGACACACCTTGGAGAAGTTTGGTCTTCTCCTTGATATGCTCGGTCTCTGCCCTGGTCTTATCCAGACTAGCAACAACGTTGAATCGTTTCATCAAACTATCAATAGCCTTTATCCTCTGGTTGATGTCTGCCTCTTTGGTTTCCTTCTTGCCTGAAGGAGTTACTACGGTTTCCGTAGCTTCACCACGAGCAATACTGGTCAATAACTCCAATGCTTCGTCTGCGTCCATGATACGCCTATCTTCATTTGATTTCAGACGCTCGTTTATATATGTTTTAATACTAAGTTTTTCTAAGTTTTGACTACCTTGCACATTCGGTTTTTTATAACCAGCACGCTTCGCTGCATCTGAAGCATTACCAGTCTCAATATAGTAATCACAAAAAGCCTTCTGTTTTGGTGTCAGTTTCACATGAATCACCCACCTCCGATTGCAAAATAAAAAAGTCTACTCATTTGGCTTATGAATCTTGTTTTGTGGATTCGCTAAGTATGCATTGAATTGAGCATATACAGAATGATAACCAATTGCGTAAGCTCCACTTACAGGATTCCATGCTTCGTAACATCTGGCTGCTCTTTTAATCTTATCTTTCTGTGCTGTTGTAGCTGTATAAATGCTACCTGGTCGACTTAGAGCCCAATCAGATCGAGCAATATAGAATCTCGCATCGGTCACAATTCCAGCGTTGTACAACTCTAATAATGCCTGTCCGCTATATTTATGAGAATCGCTTGTATCGTGATAACTCATTGCTTTGTAAGATACTCCTGCTGTTCCATATTCATTTACATATTCCATCATGAGCGCTTTTACTGAATCTTTTGTAACTGGATCACCTTCTGAATCTATAGCCCGTAAATGTATATTCTCCGGTGGAACTCCTAGTTGCCCTAATGCGGATTGAAATTCTCTATTTCTAGCTGCAGAAAAATCATCATCGGTTAATTCTGTATATCCTTCTAAATATGGGTTATGTGCTGTTCCCCAATATGCGGATGTTCCGTCACCAATGAGTACATCTTGGACAAAAGAACCTTTCCCAGAAGTGTAGAGAACTACTATTACCTCTCGTCCTGCTACTAGGTGATTCAAAATATCAATAGCTGCCTGTAGGGTTTCATCATCTTGATGAGGTATAAAGAATATTGCTGGACCTAACATCAACATCGTCCTTTCGGATTTTGAGTATAAAAAAACACCACTCAGTATTTGAGAGGCGTTTGAAAATCACTTTCATAAATTGTCCCTAAAAACTATACATTTATTATTGAACTCTTTTAAATGTAAATTTTCTTCGACCATCATCTACTTTTTCCACTAAACCTGATTGTAATAAGAATGTTCCTATACCTCGTATGACACTTAACTCTACTTTTGTTACATCCAAATAGATTTTAGATAATAAATCTATTAAAGAAAATTGGTCTCCTATTTTATAATCAATTTGCACCAATTTCTTTATCCTATACAAGGAATTTGGATTAGCAAAAATCTTGCTATTTAACACATTTATTTCACGATCTAACTGTTCTTGTGCATTTTTCAATTTCCTTTGTACTGTCTCAGGAACATCTTTTTCATCGCTAATTGAGTCAATTGATATTGAGATGGAATTCAATGTACTTAGCATCGATTCTTGACTAGATTTAAACTCTGAAATATCTCCTCTTATCGCCATCAATTCATCTACTCTTTGACTAATTTTATGTAATGTTTCTTGAACAATAACATTTTGAGACGAAGATTCTTTAGTTTGAAAAAATGCATATATCATAGCCACTACAGCTAGAATAATTGAAGCAATACTTGAAGCAAATGATATTTGGTCAACTAAAATTTTAGAATCTGAGTACTTCCATACAATAACAGCCACTAAGATAGAAACTAAGTAAATAATTGAGAACCCATAGTATAAATCCTTCTTTTCTAACTTTTTATTATTATCTTTATTCACTTTGTAAAACCTCCCACCTACTACTTATTCGGCAAAAGGTTTTATTTCCCTACACAACAGATATCTACAATTTAGTAAACCACTCTAACAAGTGGCAATTACTATGTATTTAATATCTGAGCTATCCAGTAAGATTAAACCATGAATACCAAATGCCCAATACAGGTTATTCAGATAATTAAGTAGAATCTAGTAATATAACAGGAGGTGTGCACATGGATTTAATTTTTAGTGATTTAATCAAATAAAAACTCAATATATTTCAAATCAAGGAGAGGAACAAATGTCAGATTCATTTAATTTTTCAGTACCTAATTTACCGATAGAGAAACTTAAAACCATAAATCAACAAAATTTAGCAGACCAATTTCAAAAAAGACTGCTAGAAATGGTATATGACTTTGAGTCAAATCTCGACCAAGAACATGAGGTAGGAATGAGACTTGTTTCATTTGGTCAGACTGTATCTTTTCATGTAAATGATATCGGATACTATAACCCTAGTCTAATTACCTTCTCAGGAATTCTTGAAAACGGCAGTCCAGTAGAACTTATACAACACGTTAGCCAAATTAGTTTTCTATTAATGTCTGTTCCTAAATTAGATCCTGAGAAACCACCTAAAAGAATAGGTTTTGTTCAAAAAGAAGACTAGCACTTCGAATTATATCTCCAGATATGATGTTTTATCAAAAAAAGTAGCAAGAGCGACTAGGTTTTTATCCCTAATCGCCCCTGCTATACCGAGGAGTTAAATGTTAAATCTGCTTGATACCATCATAACATGGATAAATCAAGACGTTAGTGTACTCTTAGTGTACTGTTTGCCCTCTTAAACAAACCATGTTTTCTAACACTATATATAAATATGACGACATTTAAGACATGCTTTCCTTTTATAGAATGATCTAGCCATTATTTCAAGAAGTACCTTTATAGCGATTAGGTTGTGACTGACCGAATCATCATTGAGTGAATCCGGTCAGTCATTGCCTGATGACTAGACGTCAGGGCTTTTTATGAGGATCGAGCCGACGAGGCTTACTCTTCCTTCTTCTGTTCATCGTCCTTCTTGTCTTTTTTCTTCTCCGGCCAAGTGCTGTTGAAAAGAAGAAATGTCATCGTTACCCTTTTGTTGAGGTAGGTATGGCACATCAATCTTAACATAAAACATATTTTTATAGAAGTTACTCTATTGGATAAAAATAGAATGGTTAGAATAGAAAGATAAAAACACAACAACTCACCGGATGCTGACTACATATAGTTTTAACTGTTGTCAGGATAATTGGATAAATCAAGATGTCAGTGTACTCTTGGTGTACTGTTTTCTTATCCTCATGCTTATCCGTTTAATCCAATCATAGGAATAACCTAAATCTGCAGCTATCTCTGGTAACGTCATCCCCTTTGCATGTCGCATATAAGCTACTTTATATTCAAGACCCTCAAACGCAGACATCCGCTGTTCTATTTCTTTTCTGGTACTCTCTTTTTCTTCTAGTAGATTTGTATATTCTTCAACTAAATCACATATCTTTTGCATCCGATTCAAGCATGTGTCTAGTGGAAAAGCTTTGTTAATAGTAGATTTAAAGGATGCTTCTAACCAGTAATTATATTCGTTCTCTAAGTTCTTAATTCTAATCGTGATAATATCTATTTCAATGCAGAGATCATGATACAATTCCATGCTATTCACTCCTTTGGTATAATAGCGGTATGTAGTTCCATCTATTGTTCGAAGGAGTTTCCCTAGATCATGATCCGATCTAGGGATTTTCTTATATCAGACGCTTTGCAATCTCATAAATAACAGTTGTAGTAACTGAATTCCCAGCTTGTTTATAAAGTTGCGAATCCTTCAAACCTGTTTCTTTTGCCTTATAAAATGCCCAATCTGGAAATGCCTGTAGCCTCCAACATTCCAACGGTGTGAGCTTCCTTACACGATAACCATCATATACCCCATGAGTATCCTGTGCTGTCAGAGTAAACATTGGTTCACCATCTGTTTTCATCCTCCGACCGTTTTGTCTCTTTTTTTCTCTTTCAGGTGTAAGCACTGCAATATGTGTTCTTTTGGCTTTTTTCAGTGAACTTATCCCTTTGCTATAATTCGCATCTAAACAATATGCTAAACCTTCACCAGTAGATAATTGAGTAGGTACAAGGTATAGCCCAGTTTTTGCTCCTCCACCTCCAGCTTCCGCTTTCAATGTCCTTGCTAATCCCTTTGAATCGTAAACCCGAAATGCATCTGCAGCTGGACCGTTTATTTGTTGGAGAGCAACCGTTCCGCCTTTTCCTGTGATAGGAAATACTTGTCGGGTACGGTGTCTTCTAGAATGTCCGATAATGAAGACCCTCTTCCTTCGTTGTGGAACTCCTCCATGAATCGAGCTGTCAAGCACTTGCCATTCCGCATCATACCCCAATTCATCCAACGTTCGGAGGATAACCTCAAACGTAGAGCCTTCGTCGTGATCAAGCAATCCTTTGACGTTCTCAAGGAGTAGATACTTGGGTTGGAGAATAGAGGCAAACCTTGCAATTTCAAAAAAGAGTGTACCTCTAACATCACTGAAACCTCCCCGTTTTCCCGCCACTGAGAAAGCTTGGCATGGAAATCCTCCACAGATAATGTTAATTGGTCCTCGCTCTCTTCCAAGTAATCGAATATCGTCATCTGTGACGCTGGTAATGTCATGAGCTGTCCACTCTCCCTCTGGTTGATGTATGGCTTTATATGCTTGTCTTGCGTATTTGTCTATTTCTACCCATCCGGCTGTTTGATTCCCGGCAGCTTCCATACCAAAGCGAAAACCGCCGATTCCTGAGAAGAGATCAAGCACTCTCATAATGATCGTCCTCTTCTAAGGGAAAAGAATATTTTTCTAACTCACCATCTGTCATTTTCTTGGCTTGAAAGGTTACAAAGATAACGCTGTTATGTTCCCTAACTTGAAGGATATCTATTATCTTGTAACCTTCATCACCAGCACGAAACACATCGCCCTTTGCTATGACATAACCCCTTTCCAGATTCCAAACAAAAGTTTCAATCATTGCTGCCCCTCCCAATCGAATAAACTTGGTTGTAAATCGAAATTCATTAAAAGTAATTCCTCTGCCTTACAACTGGTCCCGTTAACAACTTGCTTTGTGGTCACATATGTTTCTTGCCTCCAGCTCGAGTAAAGCTCATCCAAAATAGGTTCATAATAATAGGAGACTATTGCCTTTCCTTGGATTCTGTTTAATAAAAATGCTAATTCTCTATGATCTTGATCTGTAAATCCACCTGCATAATATTTTTCTCTTCCTATGTAAGGAGGATCAATATAGAACAAGGTATCAGGCGAATCATACTTTTCAATGATCTTCTTAAAATCATCGTGTTCAATCATTACGTTCTGGATCCGCTTTGAAAACATTTTTATCAACTGGCAAGCATTGCTGTATCCTTTCGCTGGGTTTTGACTTGCCGTGGTGCTGTGTCTCCAACCTGTCCGAGCTTTATCTGGGTTATTTCCTCCCGATATACCTGATCGATTGAGATAAAAGAACCGAATCGCCCGGTCAAAATCATTCAATCCTTCTAGTCCCTCTCTTTTCCATCTCTCATAAAGTTGCCGACTATAGGGCAGGCTTTCTGCAGCTACAATAAATTTTTCTGTATCTGCTCTAGCTACAAGAAGAAAATTAACAAGGTCGCCGTCAATATCGTTGTACACATCTGTTTTAGCTTCTGGTTTCTGGGCTATCACATGAGCAGCACCACCAAAAGGCTCTACATATACCTTGTGATCAGGCATTCGATTGATGATCTCATTGGCCACTTTTGATTTACCACCGAACCATATAAGCGGTGATCTTGTTTTCATGTTGCTCCCCCTTGATTTCGCCCATCGTTTTTCGTACAATAGGCAATGTTGATAATTATCTAACTTCTGTGTCCAGCTAACCTCTGCGAAAGGTTGGCTTTTTATTTTTGTCCTCGATTTCCCATGATGCCACCCTCGCGAGAATCGATGTAACCTTTCTCTGCTTGATCCATCACCAAGCACATAATCTCTATTGCATGTCTGTCCAACTCCCTCCCGATGAAATCAATTCCAAATCCCTTTCTCCAAAGCTTGCGAAACTCACGCAGCTGTTGATCCGTCCAAGTAAAGTTGTAATCATGCAAAGCTGTGTACTCGTATTGATGCCGTATCAGTGGTAGTACCTTCGCCATCATACCGCCTCCTCTTCATCTAACAAGCGATGATTAAGATTCTCTTCGCCTTCTAGTACAACGGTGAAACCTTTGGACATCTGATACAAACGAGATCCTATCCCTTCATCCTCGGCAATAATTCGATCAATGTTCCATTCTGAAGAAAGCAGTATGGGAAGATGATTTAAATAGCGATAGTTGATAATTTCAAACAAGGATTCTTTTTGCCAATCTGTAGGCTTGTTTCTCCCTTTGAATAAATCATCAATAAATAACACTTCAACTTCCTTTAGTTGCTCTACTTTCTCATTCGTTTTTGAAAAATCACCCTTTAAATCATTTACTCCCTCCACCCAAGGAAAATAAATTACTCCTACTCCCTGATCCAACAAAGCATTTGCAATAGAAGTGAGAAGATGTGTTTTTCCACTTCCAGGAGCACCGAGCAAAACAATGCTATTTTGTCTTTCTCCTCGGATATCAGGAAAGTAATCGAGATAAGCAGAAGCACATTCATATGCATCCTGTACAATGGGTGGACGCTCATCCAAATCAAAGCTTGCAAAGGTCATCTTTCTGAATTTCTCTGTAATCTGGCTCGATTTAAATAACCGCTCTACACGCTTGGCAAGCATCTTTTTCTCATAACACTCGCAGTATCTCCAGACATCAGTCCGATCCTCCAGACGAACAATGAACCCCTCTAAATCTTTGCATTTGGAACACTCATACTCGGTATTTTTTTGGTCGGTTGATCCACCCTGTTCTTCCTTTCGTAATTGGTTTCGCTGCTGGAGCTTGGTTAGAATGTCTGCTATGCTTGTTGTCATAGTTTGCACCTGCTTTCAAAGGAATTACTTTCTGTTGTTGCGGTTTCGGTTGATAATTCATCCACTCTTCTACTTTTCCGGCATTACGGCAGATAAAGGTGATATCAGCGTGAATCTTACCAGTATCATTATCACCACAGTGAAAGGGAGACTGCCTTATATTACTGATTGCTAGTTTTATATCATCCACAGAAAAGAGTAATTCCCCTTTCTTCTCTGGGTGTTTATCTCCTAATCTTGTCCTGATTGCCTTCTTTCTGTTCTCGGTTAAAGTAGGTCTTCTAGTAAATACGCCTTCAAAGGTTTTTAAATAATGATTCCAAATATCTTGAATGGATTGAGAAAGAATACTAGAAGCTTCAGCTTCACCTTTATTCTTTTTATTTTCATTCTTGTCATTATTAACGTTCTTTACATTCTTGTTTATATTGTTGGGTGTTCGTTGCTCTCGTGTTGCTTTCGTGTCCGTTTCATTGTTGCTCTCATCGTTGCTTTCGTAGTTTTTGGATGTCTGATAAAAGCAGTAATTCTCTATGGTTATGACCATACCTTGCGTTGCTTTCGTTGTTGCTATCATCGTTGCTTTCGTGTCGGTTTCGTCGTTGCTTTCAGAGCGTTTACGTAACCAATCAATAACTTGATAGATTTGATCTTTTGTTGGAACAACTTTTCTATAGCCAACATGCCAGCTACAGGCTTCTCGTATCTCTGGAATTGATGTTCTCACTTGACCACGTTTCAACTTCTTAAAATCAGAATGCTGAGCACTCAGCAATAGATACATCCAAACTTTTAAATATAGGGGTGGTTTGTCCCAAATCTCACTTTCTATTATTTTTCTAGCAACAATGATGTAACCGTTTGGAATTGCTGGATCATTCATTTACTCCGCCCCTTATTTCTATATGTTGGGTGACCGAAGCCACCCATTTATCTATTGCAATGTCTTAAATATCGAAAGGCAAATCCAAATCGTCCAGATCAATCGGCTTTCCAGCAGCAGCAAGTGGATCGTTGCCGTTATCCTGATGTTGATCCTTGCTTCTAAAATCCAAGAAGCGTACATCATCCGCTACCACTTCTGTTTTCCATACCTTGTTGCCGTCTTGATTCTCGTAGGAGCTAACCTGTAAGCGTCCTTCTATGGCAATCAACGATCCTTTTCCTATATACTTGTGGCAATTTTCCGCTTGATCTCTCCATACAACCACTTTGATAAAATCCGTTTCCTCTTTGTTATACTTTCGAACACACGCTACAGTTAGATTAGTAACTGCTACTCCGCTACTCGTGAACCGAACCTCTATGTCATTACACACTCTTCCAACTAAGGTAACTGAGTTAATCATGCTGTTTTCCTCCCATTTTCTATATGAACACCTACTAGATTCACCGTTACATGTCCGATCAGATCTTCTTTTAGGAGCCATTCAGGCCAATTCTTATCAATAAGATGTACTGATTTCTCTGTTGCTTCCTTTAGGCTTTCCGCTTGAACATCAAACTTGGTAACAAACTCTCCACCTTCAAGGGGAATACTCCGATCAAATGTGAAAATCATCATGCGATATGCACCTCTTTTTCTAGTCCTTGGGCTATAAGCTGTTTCAAACGTGGTAAAACTCTTTCTACAAATGCCACTGCACCAGATGAATATCGACGTTGCATAAGATCTGTTGCATCTTCCCAGTCAATAGTGGTATCACCTAGCCAATAATGAAATCCAATCTCATGATCAATGTCGTAATCCTCTATTAAATCCCATTCTTTACGGGCTTCCTCTCTGTTCAATCCACCATCATATCTAGCATCTAAAATGTAGCGTTTGATTTTATCTTTCGTGTCATCTCCATCGTAAATATCTTGCTTTGCAATCCGATCTAAAAGATAATCCTTGTCAATTCCCAAGAGAAATTCACGAAAATCTTTCTCATAATAGAAACGAGCTACATATTTACCGTTATCACCAGAGATAAAAAGTGTGCAGTTACTTCCTGATTGATCCAAGATAATAAGGTTCCAGTCCATTCCGTTTTGACGATCTAAAAAATACCGATGTGTTGTAATCACGCTACATGCACCCTCTCTTTTTTGTCCTCGCAGCTCTCTATCTCTTCCGCTCCCTCTTTTATCGTGGACTCTTGGCGAATACATACAGATTCGTTGTAACCAAAGGGGATGTTATATCTACATCCTTTGCACAAAAGGAAAGTCTCTTTTGTTAGCTTCATTTCTCTTCCTCCAGTTGATACCAAGTAGTGATTTCTTGACATTTGGTGATTTTGACCGTATCCCAACCATGTATCTTTGCATGACGCTTAATTTTCTCTGGATCGAATTGAGAGAAAGTAAGCATCATTTCTTCTCTCTCTGCATCTTCTCCATGTTCTGCAACTTCTGTGGAGCTCCAAAACTCCACTTGGTAATAACCTGTATCTTGCTCATGAAACTTTTTCACTCTGATTCCTCCTCTAACACTTCCCAATTCGGATCAATGTAATCGAACGCCCATTCCATATACTTTTGATTGATTAGCTCTTGAACCTCAATGGAATCCAAGCCTTCCAACTCTTCTTCTGGAATATCAAGTGTTTTAAAAGCTGAGGTTTTATTTGGTTCCAAACTGAAAATTACTTTCATGCACTCTCACCTCTCATGTGATTTAGCTGGTGCCTCACATATCCAGCAGGTGGCAACTCTATATCCGATCCATAATGGAGAATGTAGTAGTAAGCTTGATCCGCATTGTCATATCTTCTACCACTCGGCTCCAATAATTGATGCCGTTCCACCCATACTTGCAGAGCCATGGTGAGGCGTTCTGGAACATTCAGAGATAGAAAATGATCCATGTGACGTGGCTCCAGTTCGTGTAGCAACTCATTGATCAAATAGCGTTCCTTCGGCTTTAAATTTCTCATGATGTTCCTCCTATAGGATTGGATGATAGTGGTCTAACTCGTCCTGTATCTGATCACTTAGATCCCTACGATCTGTGTAAATAATTGCTGTACCACATGCACAAGAAAACGAATTTTTGTTAAAAAAATCAAAGCGTAGTCGATCATCATCAAAGTGCATTTTCTCCCCACAATTCGGGCAAAAGTTTGGTGTTTCTGTTCCTCTCGATTCGAAATAAACTCCCATTCGTATACCTCCTTGTAATTGGAGAGGGAGAAAAACTCCCTCTATGATGCTTTTTTATCGGTTGTTTCCGACTTTACTTCCGTTGGTAACGCTGTTTTATCATGATCCTCTGTAGGTTTTTTCTCTTTCTTTGGTTGCTTTCGTTCCATCAATGTTTCTGCCATCTCTAGGAGCTTCTCTTTCGACATGCTCGGCATTTCCTCATTGATCTGCTTGTATTCTTCTTCGGTAACGTCCGCTCGACTTAGCTTCTCTGTGTAGAACTCCACAATCATCTTCTGTACTTTCTCGCTTAACTTGCGTTCTCCACAAAGAGCAAAGAATCGTTTGCGGTTGTTATCTTTCTCCATTGTTTCTGGTTTGCTTGAATCAACCGCCTGTGGAGGCTTATTCTGTGAAGCAGTTTTTGGCTTCTGGCTTTGTGTTGTCGATGTACTTCTTTGTTTTTTGTCACTGGTTGTATAACGTTCATTCTTATTAGGCTGTTCTTCTGTTTGTCTTCCATCTGTATCTTCATCCGCTGCTATTCCCATCAACGCACACAACGAGTACCGTTTCCCATATGTGAGCAATTTTCCTTGCTCTTTCTCGTTGGAGACGTTGCCTTTCAGCACTAGGGAACCTGATTCCACCCATTCTCCGCTCTTATGTCTCAACAGAGTGGAAACTTTTATCCAATTGTCTCCAACTTCGAATGGATGTGAGATGAACAAACTATGTTTAAAAAACAATGGCTGTACAATTTCCATAATGTCGGAAAGATCTGCGTACTTGTATTTTTGATTGCCAGTTTGCCCTGTTCTGCTTTTTTTGGGGGTCGTCATTGATCCTTGTACCTCAATAAGTGCAGGAAGCAAACTCTCTACGCTTTCACTGAATTTCATTTGTAATCTCCTCTCTTACCATGCAAGGATTTTAAAAACTGGATGCCTGCGACAATGTAACCTAAGCTGTTCGGTCTAGCTCCTAGATTTCGAAACTTAATCGTCTTTTGTTCCGGTTTATAATTAATCTCCAGCTTTGGAGCGATGGTTAAAGCTGTGTTTCTATCGATGATCGGTTTCATGTGGTACCTCCTGTATGGGAAGGAGCCGAAGCTCCTATACGATTTCCTTTTGCTCTACTGGTGAAAGAAGTTCATCCATTTTCCTCTGACGGTACAACAGCAACTCTGCCTGCTTCACGACGCCGATATCCGATGACAAGTGAATCCCACTTTCTGCAAACAGTTCATTGTTATCGATAAACCAGTAAGTCCAACGGTACGAATCTTTTTTGATGTGCCCCAGCGTGCAAATGGTGATGTATTGGTCGTTCATCTTCTCAGCCAGCTCATTGGCTTCCACATGCTCCATAACATCGAAGTAGACAATGGCATCTCGTGGAACCATGCGACGAGCCTCGCCCACCTCAAACTCGATATAAGCGATATCCTCATCACCCAAGACGAAGTTGTATAAGTGTGTTGCTTCTTCTCCTGTGACTTCCATTAGAGTCCCGTCTATTAGACGGAACACGATCTTTTTGATGTATGTGTAAACTCTTTCTTCACCTTTGATATCCATGTACATGTTCATTCTCCCTTTCGATCTAGCTCCAACTGTGGTAAACTAGATCTGCTTGTATTTTTCTCAGGCTTGGTGGTGTGTCAGCACTTCCAAACCGGAGTCTAGGGCTTACTCTTGCAGTAGGCTCTATTCTTCATCTCGAACCACTTCTAATGCTGCGTTATCTTCCTCCAAGTCCACTATCCACAACTGGCCATCTGTTAATTCAAACGTTACGGTTTCTTTCTCATATCTAGGCATCACTTAACCCCCTTCTTCTTCTTTTGTTCCTCCAGAGCAACATCACGTAAATTCTTGATGCTGCCCTTTTGGATTTCCTTCACTTTCGGTGTGCTGTTATACACTTTGCCGATCCGTCTGAACACTTGGTTCACCTCCCTTCACTAGTTCGCTTGCCAAATGACTTATCCAAAGTTCCTTAGCAACAGATTTGATACGCTCTATCCGTTTCTCTCGTTCTTCATCTGTAAGAACTGGTGGTATAACTCGGACAACTGATTTATAATGCACGTCTTCCCCTCCAAATAGAACGAATTTTCTGTCTTGTGCATAAATGCATTCTCATGCAAAATGTTACAGAGTTGTTAAATCATGCTCCTTTTATCAGCTCCCTGTTAGTGATAGTTCAATGGACGATTCGTCCAATTGATTTTCAAAAAAAAGCTCATCGATAGAAAGTTTGTAAAAATCCGCCAATATTTTTGCTTCTTCGATAGAGAAAGATTTGCGATTACCTTTTTCTCTTTTGTAGTAATACGATTCAGATATGTCTAACATCCTAGCTAATACAGCAACTTTTACTTTCCTTTTTTTTCTAAGCTCTTTTAGCTTGTTATTCATGGTGTCACCTCAAATCCGCTTTTTCTTTTGGACGTTTCGTCCTATAGGTAAATATTAATGGACAAAACGTCCAAAGTCAATATTTAATTTCCCGATTCGTCCAATTATTTTTGGACATATTGTACTATAATCAATTTAAATGGTTTATACAAAGGAGTTTTCAAAATGACTATTGGAGAACAAATAGTAAAATTACGAGAAAGAGAAAACATAAAGAGAGAAGATTTGGCGAAATCATTAGGCATTTCTTATTGGGCACTATCAAAATATGAAACAAATGCAAGAACACCAGATCCTGAAACTATGGGAGTAATAGCTGATTATTTCGGAGTTAGTGTGGATTACTTGCATGGTAGGTCAGAAGTGGATGGAATTCTAAATATTTGGAGACAAAGGATTCGAAACGGGGAAAAAATTATCTTAAAAGACATTGTACTAACAGAGAAACATATTGATAACATGGAAAATGCTCTAAATGAAAAAGACGACCAATAAGCCGTCTAGTGCTTTAATTTCAAAATTTCTTGTAAGGGTTTTTCTATCCATCTATCGAAAAAATTAGTTACGATCTGAACTTCCTCTTCAATTGAAGCAATTATACTTTTTACTTCTACATATGTAGTAACACCCACGCTATCCGGTTCGGGATGGCTTTTTGTGTTGCTTTCAACCTTCGCAAATGCACTGCTCAATCTATCCAAGAATTTCCTCACTCCATCCTCCACATTTCCTTTAGCCATGCGACTGTATTCATTTCGATTAAGGGATGTAGCTTTTTTGGAAACTTCGGAACTAAATCTCATGAAGGAATTACTTACATCATTCAAAAATTGATTCACTTGTTCTTTCCTTATACTACTGTTTTCTGCTTGCATGATATTCACCTCTTTGTATGCGGTTGCACTATAAGTTGGAAGGTTATATATGCTAGATATTTCTTTCTATGGAGTATTTATCTATTTAACTGTTTCATTTATAATGTTATTTATCTTCACTATTTTTGTATTTTTTAATTTACTGTGAATATATCACAGAAAAAATTCGTTGTCTAAGAGCAAAAATTCCAATTTGGTGCATGGTTTCGTGCACCAAAACCGCTTTTTTATACGTTTTGGTCAAAATAAGGCATTTTGGTGCATGATCTCGTGCACCAAAACGGCTTTTTTGCCATTTTTCTATTAATTTATTTTTTAGTACAATATTTTACGAAAGGTGAACAGTGATGGAAATAGATAATTTTGTTGAAATTATCCAAAAAGTCCGTATAAAAAAAGGATTAACTTTACGTGATCTAGCTGATCAAATCGGTTGTAACCACACTACCCTATCTAGATTTGAACAAGGAAAAACCAAACTTAATGATGATACATTAGAGCTGCTACTAACTGCATTAGACATCCAGCAAGACGATTTGCCTACCCTTCAACTAACCTTTCAGTACGAAGATACGATTGACCTATTTGCTTTTCAGTCAGTTGAAGCACAAGTAAAGCTTGGTGTATTGAAACAACATCAGCTCAACAAAAAACTGGAATACATCAACGGCGAAATCACTCAATGTTACCTGAGAGCCAAAAGATGCCTTGTGGATGGTAATCATGAAGAAGCAACAGAAATATATGAACTCATCCTTAATGCCGATGAAAAAAAATACGATCCGAAATCCAACTTAAAATCTGCATCACTCAGTGATTTGGCTGTCATGAGGTATAAAGAAAACGACCATAAAAGTGCTCTGCTCTATCTGGATAAAGCAATAAAAGTATATACTCAAAAAGGACAAAGACTCAGCACTTGGCACAATATCCACTACAACAAAGCTCTTATATACTACGAGCTAGGGAATATAGACGAAGCAGAAAAGTGGTTGAATATCATTTGGCCTAATAGGTCACATATTACTGGGCGACTAAAAATACAGGTATATGAGTTAAAAGCATCTATTTATCAAGTAAAGGGACTAACAGACAATGCAGTGAATGTGCTTCGTAAGGCAATGGAAATTGCTTCTGCTCAAGAAAATGCAGACGCCATATTCTATATTCTTATGGTTCTTGGGAATCTCTCCCTTGATCATAAATTATACGTCAATGCAGAAAGATGCTTCCAATCCGCAATAGACATCCAAGGCGCACTACAAAAAACTACACCAGGTATTGCATATGTAGAAATTTCGAATGTATTTCTTATACAGAGCAAACTAGATAAAGCAAAAGAGCACATCGCAGAAGCAATCAAATGTGCGAAGAAGTCTAAAGACATGCATGATCTCATTAAAGCATATATTGTTGAAGGGAAGATATATGAAGCAGAAGGCAACCGATATGATGCTCACAACAGTTACAAAGAGGCTCAACGATTAGCTGAAAAATACCAATACGATCTTTACAAACCTACTTTATCTGAACATATCTTTCGATGTACCAACTAACACTTCAATTTCTTACACTAGCTATAAGGAGGTCATTCCATGAAAGGCGATCCAATAGATGGTTAGTAACAGCAGCGGTCTAGGAAACTAGACCGCTTTTTTTCAAGTTGTCAAAACGCACAAAAGAGACCATCATGGTCTCTCTTTCCACTAACTGTCATATCTTGCTTCACCTTTCAGCCATAATATACGTGCTACTTTGCGTATTCTTTCTATTATCATATCTCTTTCCTCTTTAGAAATATCTGGTGCGATTATATGGACAGAAGTCCCTCCCATTTGATAAGTTTTTGTATAATGTGTATATGGATTTAAGCTATTATCGGGCTTTTTTATAAAAATCACCCCTTAGAATAACCGCCTTATTAATCAAGTTATTCGGGCGAATAGGAGTTATCACATGGACAGGGTAGCAATGTATTTAAGAAAATCACGTGCCGATCTAGATGCAGAAACACATGGTGAAGGGGAAACCCTCGAAAAACATCGAAAAATGCTGGTTGAATTGTCTAAAGAAAAGAATTACAACATTATCAAGACATATGAAGAAATTGCATCAGGAGAAAGCGTTGATCAACGCCCAGAAATGATTAAGCTATTGGATAATGTACAACGTGGATTGTATGATGCTGTTTTGGTAATTGACATAGATCGGCTTGGTAGAGGAAGAATGCAAGACCAAGGATTAATACTTGATACCTTTAAGGAATCCAAAACCAAGATCATAACCCCAAGGAAGGTATATGACCTACAGGATGAATTTGATGAAGAATACTCGGAATTTGAAGCCTTTCTAGCAAGAAAAGAGTACAAGCTCATTCGTCGTCGTATGGAGCGTGGGATGATTCGTGCATTGAAAGATGGATATTATCTTGGAGCACGACCACCATATGGATACCGCAAAATCAAAAATAACCGAATCGCTACATTAGAAATAGATCCAGAGCAATCAAAGATCGTACAAATGATATTTGATTGGTACACCTCACATGATCCCAACAAAAGAGCTGGTGCATCTAACATTGCTAAACGTCTTACTGAAATGGGAATCAAATCTTATAATGGCGTAGCATGGAATGCACATGTTGTGCTGCGAATACTTTCCAACCCTGTCTATATAGGTAAAATCATTTGGAAACAAAGAGATCGAAAAAAACTAAATAAACCGAATCATAAATCTACTAGTCAATTTCGACCTGAATCGGAACAAATAATAGTAGATGGTCACCATCCAGCAATAATAAGTATCGAACAATTTGAGCAGGTACAAACGATCCGAAACTCCCGATATCACCCCAGTTTCTCCGAAAAACGACCTTTGCAAAATCCCTTATCAGGATTGATCATTTGTGGTTTTTGTGGTGGTAAAATGAGTACTTATCGTGCAGGAAAACACAAATATACATACATCCGTTGTGCTAAAAAAGGGCGTGGTGGGGGATGCAATCGAGTCTCAAGGCTGGAATATGTGGAAAATCGTACGATTGAAGGATTGAAAGATTGGCTTCATCAGTATGAACAAGCATTACAAGTTGACAATGCAGGTGAAGCAGATGATAGCCATCTGGAAGTATTCGAATTAACAATCCAGTCATTACAAGATGAACTAAAGAAACTAGAAAAACAAAAGGATAAGCTACACGATTTTCTTGAACGTGGCATCTACGATGATGAAACTTTCTTGGAACGCTCAAAAAAAATCAGCAGTCGAATTAAAGACTTACAACAGCAGCTGCATAGGGTTACTGAAGACTATGAGATCGAAAAACAAAGGATAGCATCTCGTGTGGACACTATCCCTCGTGTCAAAAGAGTATTGGATATATACAGCGAATTAGAATCGCCTCAAGAAAAAAACATCCTGCTTCGAGAAATCATTGAAAAATGTGTTTACAGAAAAACAAAAGATCAGCGAAATGATGAATTTTCATTGGAAATATATCCGAGAATTTGATATATTTCCATTAGTGATAATTATGTGGTTTTATCTAGTACCATATATTTATCACTAACAAAGAGATCACCGAGGAGAAAGATAAAAATGAAAAAGGAAAACGGATTAGCATGGTTTAACATCATCTTTGGTGCGTTGCTATACATAGGTGCATTT